CCGTCTGGGCGCGGCGGGCGGCCTGGTTGCGGTCATACTCCTCGCGGAGCTTACGGGCCGCGGCGATCTGGTCCTCGGTGGCCTGTACGGTGGTATCGCGCTCCTGCAGGGCCGCAGCAATGGAGTCCAGCCGGGCGGATTGAATGGCCTCTATCCGCTGGGTGTAGCGGGTGAAGGAGGCGGAGATGGTGTCATCCGTGAAGATCGCGGTGACGGCGTCCTTCCAGAACTCGGCCTCCGTCTTTATCCGGTCAAGACCAGAGGCGAACTCCACCACCATGATCTGGACGATGGCCCGCAGGTTGGCCGGCAGGTTCTTGAAGGCGTCAATCAGGAACTTGACCACCCCCTCGCCCTCGTCCTTCCAATCCCCGAAGGTGTTCTGGATGAACTGGCTGACGATGTCAACCGTCCGGACGATGTCATCGCCCCAGCCTTGGAACTGGGTCATGATGGCTTGGAGGTAGCCCTCCAGCTCCCCGGAGGCCAGCATGGCATTTAGCTCGGCCAGCACATCGATCGCGAGGCGCACGGCGTCTTCGATGACGCCGCCGATACCTTGCTGGGAGATGTTCAGGAAGAGCTTGTCCCACTCGTCGGCCAGGTTGGACAGGGCACCGTTGAGGGTGTTCACCTGGTTGGCCATCGCGTCGCCGAAGTTGTTCTCGCCAAGCTGGATCAGGTAATTCTCGATCTCAGCGGCGTTCTTCCCGACCTCTGTGGACACCCCTCGGAAGGTGAACTTGACCCGATCTCCTTCGGCGCTGGCACGGATGCCGAACTCCTTTAACCGCTCGAACTCGCCGGTAGCCGCATCGGCCACCGCTTCGATCATCTGGTTGAGGTCCTTGCCCAGCGCCGAGGCAGTGTTGCCGTAGGACGTGAGGGCGCGCTCGGACGGGGTCAGGCCATAGTTGACCAGCTTGGTGAAGGACTCCGTGACCTGAGCCAGGTCATACGGGGTGTTGGTAGCGAAGTCCTGGATCGCCTCGAAGGCGACCTGAGCCCCCTCAGCGGAGCCGGTAGCCGTGATCAGGCCGGCGTTGAGCTTGTCGAACTCCCGGGAGACATCGACCAGCTTGGAGAGGGCGGCTGTGGCGGAGACAGCGGCAAGGAGGGGGCCAGCGAGGCGGGTGAAGGCCCCGGTCAGCCCGTCGGTGGCCCGCTCGGCGCGGGCACCTTTTTTCTCGAGATTGTCAAGGCGCCGGTTGGCGTCATCGACTTGGTCCGATAGGACCCGGATCTCAAGGCTAGCGGTATCGTTCATTCTGCACCTTCCAGAAGATGCGGTCCAGCGACCGTATCAGCTCCGCCTCCCATCCCTGAAGGCGCTTGCCGGTAACCATCGACCAGTGGTGCAGCTCGGTATAGGTCAGGGGCTCCCCCGTACACACCTCGCGATACCACTCCCATACATATTCGAGCTCCTGTGGAAGGGCTGGGACCTCGGCGAGTTGCTTCGGCTTCCGTCCCAGCGTCTTCCAAACTTGGATCAGGCTTTCCCGGAGGGTTTGCTTTGACCCTTTCGGCTTCTGGTCGAGCCGGAACTCGGCTTCGGCGTGCTTACCGAGCTGCTCGACCTTTTCGCGAAAAAAAGGGCGCGCTTACTCGCCACCTGATCCACGGCATCGGCAATCTGGGGGGCCTGTCGGAAGAACTCCTTGACGTTTTTAGGGGTGCACTCCTTCTCGAAAGACCAGCTGATGACCAGCGACGCGATCAGGTTGAGCTTGGCGTCCTGGATGGCCTTGGCCCGCTCCACGGTGTCCTCGATGCTGGCCACACGGAAGGCGTCGCGCTTGCTGTTGGCCTCGGCTTCGCGGAAGGCGTCCGAATCGACGCCGCGGATGCGAATCCAGTGCTGGCTCTTGGTACCGTCCGGGGTGTAGAGGGGGACTTCCACCCCCTCGTTCGCCCGCTCCCGAGTGAAGAAGGCCTCCATGCCGAGGCCGGTGTTGTTCTTGTCCATTATGCCGGAGTCCGCTCGATGATGATGTTGGTGTTCGTGGTCGAGTCCAGCAGGGCCTGGAACGGCATGGACAGGGTGATGGGACCCCCGCCTTGCACGTCCGGCTGGCCGCCGTTGTACTTGATCCGCGGCAGGATGAACTTCAGGTTGTTGCCTGCGCCATCGGGCAAGTTGAACTCGATGTCCGATTCGGTCTCGTTGATGAACTTCTCGAGCAGCAGGCTGTTCTCGAAGTATGCCGTGATCTGGCCGGAGACGTTGGAGCGGCCGATGGACGGGCGCAGGGTGGTCTTCGAGCCAACCACGAAGCGCGGGTCGAGGCCGTTGTCCAGGTTCAGCTGGATCTCGGTGATGATCGCGATCGGGGTCCCATTCTCGTTCAGGGTACCGGTGAAGGAGTCCAGCGGAGAGGTCGTGGTCGCGGGGTTGTAGGTCGCCCCGGTGACGATCACGGTGTCCGTCGCCATGTCCTTGCCGACCACCCCGATGGTGCCGGTGATCATCGCGTTGGCGCTGATCTGCAGCTGCAGAGTGTTGAACTCGACCCCGGCGAAGCGGTGGAAGGGCTTGTCCGCGGTGAGGATGTCACCGAAGTAGCGTTCCACAGTGAAGGAACGGCGGGTGGTGCCGGCCTTCAGCTGGTCGGTGCCCAGCGCCGGGGTATTGGTCGCCCAAGTACCGCCCAGCAGAGCTTCGAGGATCTTGTCGAATGAGCCGTAGCTCAGCTCGATGCTGATATCCCCGCCGACCTGGCGAGCGCCGTGGCGGAAGTCGGCGATCTGCCGGTCATCCCGGATCTCTTCCGACTGCAGGGCTTCTTTCGAGAGGCCCAAGGTAGTGCCGGTGTGTCGAACGATGTCGAACACCGGGGTTGCCGGAGTCACCCCGTAGGTGGACTCCAGGACGAATCGCATGCTGTGACGGCTGCCACTTGCCATTTTCGTATCCTCCAGGTTAACGCGGAATGAGAGCGTACCAGCTGATGGTGATGCTCACCCTATACCAGCCGTCTACCACCCGTCCGAGAGAACGCCCGCAGCTCAGGATGACAGCTTCCTGGCCATTATAGGCCAGCCGAGCCCCGGCTGGAAAGGAGGCACGGATGTTTTCAAAATCGGATCTTGCGGCAGCGCCGCCCGTCCCGACCGGGTAGTTCAAATTGATCTGTACGATGCCATCTGTCAGGTCCTGGCCTTCCGCCCCAAGGGTCTCCACCGACGGGTCGTTGGGCATGAAAAAGACCTCGGCCCACTTGGCGTCCGACGGTTTCGTGAACTTCTCGTTCTCGTAGGCTGCCGGGATGGCCCCGAGGCTTGTGGACACCGCCCCAATGATGGCGCGCTGGACATTGTCAAGGCTCACAGTCGGCCCTCCCTTACAGCTTCGCTGAGGAGGCGCTGGAAGCGGGCGACGTTACGCCGCATCATGCCCTGCGGTGCCTTGACCTTGGACCAACCGTCGAACTCGATACGGTGGGCGTAGGGCAGGTTGTTCCGAAGGATCACGACGTCAGAGCCCTTGCTCTGAGCCGCCATGCGCTGCACCTCGGCAATGGTCGCGGCTTCGTCCTGGATACCGATGACGCCGGTAGCCGGGGAATTGATGGTGGTCTGCCAGTTCCCGCGGAGGCGCCCGGACAGGACCGGGGTGTCTTTGATGACCGCGGAAAACAGCTTGATGATGACGATGCGCCGGGTGCGATCCAAGCTGTCCTTGGTCTTCCGGTTGAAGCGGCTCAGGTCGACAGAGAAGCTCATGACCGAACCTGCAGCTTGAAGAGGACCGGGGTGCCGGCTGGGTTGACCGCCTCCACGTCTATGATCGTCCAGGCCCGACCGTCGGCGATGAGTTGGTCTTCCTTCGTCGGGGTTACCACCCCGGCCTCAACCAGGGCCTTGCGGTCACCGCGCTGGATCAGGTCGGTGGTCGCGAGGAAATCCTTGTAGCCGACCAGCACCCCGTTGACGGTGTAGTCCACAGGGGGCAGCTCGGTCACGGTGCCAGCCGCCGGGTCGCTGGACGTAACGCCCTTGCGCCGGATGGTCATCTGCTGGCCCTTGTCGGTCAGCAGTTTGGTGGCGGTGGCCGCCAAGCCGCTGTAGAAGGTCATACCCGGAGGCTCCACAGGCTACCGAAGAGGCCGCTCTTGAAGAGAGGCTTCAGTAGGGCTTCTGCCTTGGTGAAGATCGGCTGCGGATTGGTGTTGCCGGATTCCGCGTACTGGACCTGGACCACGTCCACCTGTTCCATGACGACCTCGCGGCCGGTACCGGTGGGCATCAGGTCAGCGTTCTGGGCATCGACTGTTAGCTGGGCCTGTGCGTCCTTGAGGACCTGCGGGATGGCGTCCTCGGCCAGCGGG